AAATATGAAAACTGTGGATCTCCTGTGAGCCATTGGTCTTGGAGTCCAGTGGCGGCAAGTCTCAAACGACCTGACATTCCTACATTATGTGAGTAAAATTTTGCTAAATAAAACGAGACACTATGGTAGAATGAATCTTCAATTGAGGAAATTCAAACCCGAGGCTATGTCAGATGATAGAGTCTGTGTGTTTATCGGAAAGCGTAACACAGGGAAGTCAACCTTAGTAAAGGATATTATGTATCACAAGAAACATATACCAGCAGGGATTGTACTATCGGGTACGGAGGAGGGGAATCACTTTTACGGTGAGTTTATTCCAGACCTCTTTGTCTACGGTGAATACGACAGAGATGCAATAGAGCGGGTTATATCCAGGCAGAGAAAGATAATTGGCACAAAGGGGAAGAATCCATATAATGGTGCTTTCATGCTCCTTGATGATTGTATGTATGATAGTAAGTTCCTGAAGGATACTTGTATTCGCCAGTGTTTCATGAATGGTAGGCACTATAATATCTTCTTCATGTTGACAATGCAGTATGTCATGGATCTGCCACCAGCACTTAGGGCAAATGTAGATTATGTATTTATACTTAGGGAAAATATCATTCAGAATAGAGAGAAATTGTACAAATCATTTTTTGGGATCTTCCCCTCATTTGACATGTTTTCAAAAGTGATGGATGCATGTACAGAAAACTATGAGTGCCTCGTATTAGACAATACTGTAAAATCTAATAAGATCACCGACTGTGTATTCTGGTACAAAGCCACAGTTAGAAAGGGGTTTAGGGTTGGAAGTCCCAACCTCTGGAAACTCCATAAAAAGATGTACAATCCCAAATACTTGGATCAAAGTGAGGAGGATGCCAAGAAAGCCACCAAGAAGACACACCTTAAGATTACAAAAGCGAAATGATAAAGAGGAACTCGGTAACCTTCTTTGGTCTATTCTTTAGGTTACGACCCCCCTTGTACGATGAGTAGTCAATTTCAATTTTTTCGTATCTATAGGGTCTCAAGATCTCTTCCCACTCTTCAGGTTTGATGAAACCTTCATTATTGTAGGACACCAAGGTATGTTTCGCTTTCTCGGTAGCTAACTTCAAGGTAAGTTCCATAGCTTCTCTAATTTTACCTCTACTATTGTACTGACTTTTGTTCCAATCCCCAGGGATACCTGATACTTTTGAAACTGTATGAGGTCTCTCATTGGTACATATGAGGTTAAGCATGAAGTAATTTGATCCATATGGGTGTTGATTATAGGGTGGATCCAGGTAGATGAGGTCTACTTTGGGGAGTTCCCTCAGAAAATCACAAGCATCTTGGCGCCGTACCTCAACATCCCTTGTCGGCTCCAACCACACTGGACACTCAACTTCAATTCTCTTTGTGATTCTGTCCAGCGCATGACCACCTTTACCACCCCAACCACCTCTATGGAAGCCCTTGAAGACCCCCGAAGTATTTGTGTGAATACTCGCCTTCACGAGGAGTGGTCCAAGGCAGTATGGTTTAAGTTGATCAGGGACACATCTCTCAATGTAATCCAACATACCATCAATTCTTCTTCCATTTTCAGGAGTATAAAACTGTCTCTCTTGGGACGCATACATCTCTGTGAAAAACCCAACTTTATCTGGACATCTATTCATCTCCTCAAGGTGCCGAACAATATCATCGGCATTAGCCCAGGAGGGGGTCACCAAAAAACACCTTGAAAGGATTTCACAATAAAGTTCAAGATCATTCACATACAATTTCTCAGAGTGGTTCAATAACATTCTTGAGACAACACCGGATCCAGAAAAGGCGTCGGCGCATGTTTGAGGTTGAAGTCTCTTGACAACTTCTTCAATCTTACTGACAAGTTTCCTTTTGTTGCCAATGTATGTTATCATTGGTTGTTGAACAAAATCATTCATTCTTAATCTTAAATTGTGTGAAATCTCTAACTCAAAAACATAAGACTATAGTAAATGTCCACGGATATTAATACCCTCAACCTGGCGGATAATGGTGATGGAATGGTACCAATTGGTGACAATAGATCTACAACATTTGTGAATAATGAACAACCAGCGTTTTCACAACCCGAAAAAAATGTGAGTCAAAGTAAACAGACGATGGACTCCACCCCAATTAATGATATTATGATGGAACCACCAATGATGACAGAGGAACCCCGCATGCAAGGTATGATGCCACAAATGACTGCCCCACAACCTCAGGGTGCTTATGCTATGCCACAACAGGAAGCGAAGCCAGAAAGTAAGAACCCATTCAACCTGACCGACGATCAATTGATCGCTCTCGTTGCGGGTGCTGCTGCCGCCCTTGCTGTGTCTAAGCCAGTTCAAGACAAGCTTGTCACTTCAGTCCCCAAGTTCCTTAACGAACAGGGGTCCCGAAGCATGGTGGGCTTGGCTTCAACCGGTTTGGTTGCTGCTGTGGTCTTTTACTTTGTGAAGGATCAAATTGTCAAGCCCTGATTTGACTCCCAACCCATATTTGAATAGATTGAGTTATCAATACCCGAATAATAGGTAATCAAAGCTCCTCCAGCAAACGCTGTCATGAGCAAGGCACTCAACTTAAGTGTCTTGCTTCTGTCACTTCCATATTCCTTCACCGCATCCTTTGTATCACTCATCATGATATTCATAACATATGTAATCAAGAACGCAATCATCGTTGTTGAAATCATAAAAAGTCTGTCAACTGCGAGCCTTGGTACATTGCCAATGATGTATCTCAATATATTTGGAACCACGAGGGTCATCACCGCCAAGTTCAAGAAATAGTTATTACTCATGTGAGGTATGACAGTAATTCCGTATATCGTAATATAATACGCAATGACTGTCAGCAAGACGCTGAGGGGAGTCTTCATTTAATATGAAGGAAGAAGATTATTTATCCTGAATGTGTTGTCCACAAAACCTGGTTCTCTCGGGTATCTTTTCATAGATACCCAACTCCACGCACATATCACGAAGTTCAAGGTAATTATTCCAAAACTGTTCGGAGTGTGAGTACTCATCAACTGTACAGTGAGCTAATTCGTGGATGAGGACATGGAAGATTTCATTTGGGTTACCGTCAAGGCACAAAGCAATTTCCTGTCCCTTGTTTGTATTGTAACCAACAGATTCACCCATGGAGTGGAATCCTGTGAGTGGTACACAACGCACGAGCATCTGATACTTTGGGTGACCTGTAGAGGAAATGTGTTCACGAAGGACTCTGTATTTCTCCTTGACTTCCACGAGTTCCTGGGGTTCCCGAGTTTGGGAGAGTATCCAAATGTTTATGAGGATCAATACAATGAATGCGATCATCTCTTATATACAAAGATAAATTTACTATACAGTTCTGAAATTGGATTTCCTGTGAGACCCTCCCACAATTCTAATTTAAAACCCATTTCTTCTAAGTGTGTGATGAGAAGGTCTTTGTAGGCTATAGGTTCAGACTTGGGACCATCTGCATAGAAGGGAGTGTCCGCTAAGTTTACAAATAGTTTTTCACCATAATCACCATTCCCATGATTCTTTGTAAGGAAAAAGTTACCCATATCATCTTTGAGGGGTGTCCTAAATATGATCTTCTCTGAATCTGGTATGATACCTATGAGTCTTCCACCGGGTTTCATTCTCTTCTTAATCTCCCTCAGAGAACTAAAAAACTTTCCGCGACTTTCAAAAATATAATGAAGTGAAAAGTTGTAACACATAATATCAAACTTTCTATTTGGACAATTATGGATGTCACCCTCATAGAAGTTTACCCTCATATGCATATTCTTAGCACGGCTTCTGGCCTCTACAAGGGCTGATGGCTCTGGATCACACATACTCATATTTGCTCCACACTTGTGCCATTTCTGAAGATCGCCACCAAAGCCACATCCCACATCCAAGATTTGATGCCCCTCCCTCGTCACACATTGTATGAGTTCCCTCTTGGCATTATTGTGGTTTCGGCGGATCTCTTCCATCTTATGAATATTTGCTCCCATTTCTTTTACTTAGGAACTTCAATGTCAAAAATATACTCTACACACGTGAGGGGTAAGGTTACCCATAATTGTCCACTCATGGATCCGGTTATAGTGGCAGCAAGAGACTTGGGTCTTCCTTTCACTGGGGTTGAACTCGGTGAAGAATATGTAAACTTATTAATGAACGACTCAACCCTCAAGGTAATTTGAGTTGTATATCTTCGGAACCAACTGAAGAAGATGGAAGCCAGTTGAACAAATAATAGTATACATGTCCACTTCCCTCAAGAAACTTCATCTTCTCTAGGTCGGAGCGTTTTTGTCCTACGTCTAGAGAATTGAACACGTCATAGCCTTGGTTCCTCGCGAGAATAAATGCATCGTTGTACACATCACCAACCATGTAGAATGCATAGACTTGTTTGACCGTGTCTCGCCCATCTACACGATTATATGGCACTTCATAAAAAGAAATGAAATCGTCTGTCTCATCATTCACATATGAATAAATTGGAAGTATCCAATGTTTAACCCACTCTCTGTCAATTTGGGGTGCCACCTTGAAGCCACTAAAGTATTTTTCAAGTATTCGGGTGACTTTTGGTACATCCTCATGTGTCATCTTTCTAAATTGGGAGTTTCCACGAACTTCAAAATACTTCTCTCTCAATCGATCCGTCTGGTAGAATCCAGTCTTCACAAGTCTCTTCACATCGAGGAAACGATGCCAGTAAGAACTTTTCGCTACAGATCCAGGTATCTTTGTGACAGCTGTATATACCGCCTGCCATACACCTTTTATATTGGCGATTCTTTTGATTTCGCTAATGAGCACCGGCGCAAAACCCCTATCCCTATAGTTGGGATGAACACAAAGAAAATTGATTTGAACCATATTGAGAACATCCTCACACACTCTCACTTTTGTTGGAACACTTGAAATGTATCCAATGAGTTTACCCGTATCATTGTGGCGGATACCTCTATTTTCGTATCCACGCATTTCAGCTGCCCATTTGAGAGTTTCAAGTGAGTATGTCAATCTAAAAGTTTCATCGCACACATAATGAGCATTCAGAAGTGTGTGTGCTTCTTCAAGTTTGGGTTTATCCCATGAAAAACCATTGGGGAGTTTCATTGGTTCATTTACAATATTCTTCTCCTTTTCAATTTCCATGCCATTTTCATATACAACACCGTCTTGAGGCACAGGTTGTTTGTTCCAGAATGTCCCCATTTACAATACAAGTAGCTTAAAGTTTTAAGTATTGTGTAAGATATAAACATGTCTCTTGAGCAAGATTACACCACCGTTCCAGGTCAATTGTACGCATGCCTCTCTGTTGTCGGACCAGAGGCTCCACAAAAGAATGATAAGTTTGGTATCAAGATTCGTGGCGCCTTTGCTTCCCGGGATGAGGCTGCAACGCATGCGAAGCGTCTCCAAAAGGAAGATAGCACCTTTGATATCTATGTTGTTGACATGTACAAGTGGCTCCTCATTCCACCAGATCCCCTCAAGATTGAAGATGTCCACTACCAAAATGAAAAGTTGGAAGAAATCATGAGCGGCTACAAGGAGAATCAAGCTGAAGCCGCGCGTATGTTCAATGAGCGAAAGAGAGATATGATGGAAGCCAAGTCATATGTCAAGCCAGGGGATGAGAACTCTATGTTCTACACCAAGCCAGACGAGCCACCAGTCAGCCACCCAGCTGATATTATTGAGAAGCTCAAGAAGGAAAAGCCAGATGCTCAGATGGAAGACCTCGTCAAGGAAGCTGATGCTATTGTTGCGGCAGAGATTGAAGAGCGACGCAAGTGGCGTGAAGAACAGGCTGCTTCTACCGAAGCCAAGATTGAAGAAACTAAGGATGAGGGTGAACCAGAAGTCTCTTCGGCCTAAATTAAATATTCGTTAATTTTAGAACAAAATGTGGAAAATAATTTTGACCATTATTTTGACTAGTGCGTTCTTTATTTTGTTTTTTGAACCAAGTAACATTGTGACTTCAAAAAACAA